ATAGGTTTAAACTCTTCTGTTATAGGACTTCAAACGGATATAGTAATGCTTAACGATGCGACAGGTGCGGATAATTTAATACAACAGAGTTCAACAGACACAACAGGTTCAATAACGATGCAATCTTTCTGCGAACAAGCAACTCAAAAAGTTTATTTAAACGATACGAGAACCGGTTATAATCAAAGTATAGATATAAATAACGGCTATACTAATAGCGAAAACAGAATATCCATGTTTAAAAATAGCGGTGGCGGTATTTACAACGAAGCGGTAATAAGTAATCAAGTAAATACACAAGGGGTATATTTGACGAGTACGAATAATGCTGTCGGTAAGCAAGTAGCACTAACTAATGGTTCAGGTTCGGCAGGTTCTTTGGTATATAGTAATACAGAGGATACTAATGGTTTTTCGGTAGCAAGTAGTAATACCAATTTAACACTACAAACAACCGGAACTATTAGCGGTCAGGGTGATATAGTTTTAGCTCCTTCTCAAAATGGTAGTGCAAACGGACAAATAGTATTTACTGGTGCATCATTACAAAGCAATTCTTCTGGTGGTAATAGTGGCGAACATTTGGTTATTGTATTGAACGGAAATACTTATAAAATCAAATTAGAAAATCCTTAATAAAAAATATTAGATTAATATATGTTAAGTAGTGAAGGACAACAAATATCAGTTTTGGAGGAAATATTGGGAGAGAAACAACCGGCGAGAAAATGGTATGAAAAATATAAATGCTTATTCTGTTGGTATGTTAAAAAATAATATAACAATATTATAATGGAAAACGATTGGACTGCCGATATAGAACAGGTTTTAGAAAACATTAGAATAAACTGCATTATTTTAAATAAGGAACACAAGAACAGGTATTTTACATTAAAAGAAAACCTTAAATATTATAAAATCCCTGTAATAATTTTTTCAAGTATTAATAGCATAGTAAGTGTAGGATTACAGCCATATTTACCGCAAGGTACAATTAGTATGATGACCTGTTTATTAGCTCTAATATGTTCTATTATTGGTTCTATTGAATTATACCTCACTATACAGAAAAGTATGGAAAGCGAACTAATATCACAAAGGGACTATTACATGTTGGGTGTAGATATTTACAAGACGCTCTCATTATCTAAACAGCATAGACCAATACCGGCAAAAGAATATTTAGATAAATGCTACAATACCTACTGCAAACTAACCGAAAGCAGTAATGCACTCGCCAAAAGAGTTGAAGATAAACTAATGCCTTTACCCTCCGCTATAAGCATACAAACGCCAAGCCCAACCCCCTCTCAATTAACAATTGAAATAGAAAATACGATTTAATTATATATTTTTATCTAATGTAATAATATATAAATGGAAGATTTGACGGAGATTTTTACCAACAAAAATATAACCGATAGTTCAAGAAAACTATATTTAGCGAACCTCGTTAGATTAAACGGCGGACTACCACCCAAAAACTTAAAGTTTTTAAGTGATGTAGACGCCATTAAAGAAAAGTTGCAAAAGTATAAACCAAATACCCAAAGGAGCTATATTATATCTATTGTATCTCTTTTAAAAGGATTGAAAGAAAAACAGCAAAAGAAGTTTAGCAAATTATACGATACTTATTATACTATTTTGGACGAAATGAATAAATCACTAAAAGATAATACAGCCAAGACAGATAAGGAGGAAAAAGAATGGATAGGTCAAGATGCAGTAAAAACAAAATTAGAGGAACAAATGAAAATAATAGAACAGATTAAGGACAACAAGAAACTAACACCAGAAGAATATGAAAAGCTTTTACATTTAGTCGTTCTCTCTTTATTTGTTTTACAAAAGCCAAGAAGAAACAAAGACTACCAAGAGGCATATATTACAAAGAAGTATAAACCGGAATATGGAACAGAGAAGAACTTTTTAGACTTATTTAAAAATGAGTTCCTATTTAATAATTACAAAACACAAGGTACATATAAAACCCAAGTTGTAGCGCTTAATCCGCTACTCCGTGAGATAATAGACTTTTTCTTAAAGTTTCACCCACTCAAAGCCAAGTTTAGAGAGAAAGATGCACTCGTCCCTCTTTTGGTTGATTATCAAGGCGAACCATTTACTTCTAATAATGCACTTACCAGAATGCTCTATAAAATATTTGGTTCAAAAATCGGCTCTTCCATGTTGAGAAAATTGTTCTTAACCGATAAATATGCAGAAGTAATGAAACAAATGAAGGAAGATGTTGCAGATATGGGGACAAGTTCAGCCACCGCTCAAACTAACTATATTAAGGAGTAAGGGAGGGTTGGGATACATTTGTTACTTTGTTATAATTCAAAACCAATTTAATATTATTATTTGTTTTATCTTTAAAAATAAATAATAACTATCCCAACTATCCCAACTATCCAATCCAAATAGATACAAGCGCATCTCTCGGCAAACCTGTCTTTTCCTGTGTATCACTAACCATTTTAAGAAACTCTTTTAGATCCATCATTAAATCCTTCATACAAATAATTCTTAAAATTATCCAACGACCACATGTATTTATACCGGCTTTTAGTTTTTGCAAACGCTTCTTATTATAAATGAGCTTATATCCCTCGCTCTTCGTCATTAAATTAGTCAAATAATCCTCACTCTGTCCCAATAGCATATTTCTCATTTTACCCAATAGGTTTTTTTGCCTGTCCGGAATACCGGAATAAGGATTAAACCATTCAATCGTTTTCTCATATTTTAGAATGCAACACCAGTGACCTTTATTTATACTATCTTCAATAAGTATAATTCTAAAATCTCTCGGTTTAGGCAATAGCTCATCAATCGTATTGTAATTTGCTAAATCGCTATATTTTAGTATTTGACCTTCAACACCATCACCAAAATAGCGTCTAATATCGCCGTCTGTAATATTAGTCCCTATTCGATCACATATTTCATCTTCACTCAACGGAACAGGATTTTTAAAAAACATATCTGTATGCACCATTATATAATTAATAGATATATTATATTTTTGGATTTTGATTTTATTTAGGAAAAAAATAAGTATTTAATATATATTTTGGCTTAAAAAAAATCTATTGCTATATTATATAATGGTGAATTACGAAAACGACTACCTTTGGGGAGAAGCTCAACAAAGAAAAATATTTCCAGTTTTAGAAAAGAAATGGAAAAGTTTAAGACAACAAAGCAGATATGCTAAATATGATGCAATCAGCGAACATGTAAATATGGAAATTAAAAGTAGGAAAAACTTAAATTGGAATACTTATCCAACAACACTATTGACGATGAATAAAATAAGCGATACTACAAAAACTAATATATTTATTTTTAATTTTGTCTTTGATATGACGAAAGATATGAGCGAAATATATTATATTGAATATGATGCAGAAAAGTTTAGCCGGTACGAGAAAAAAATGTTTAGCCGTGCAAACATTAAAGCCGATGAAAAAGAGTATGTTTATATTCCAGTTAAGGATTTGATATTTTTGCATAGGGACGAACCGGAAAAGGAAAAACTCCTACATTTAGAGAAATCCATTTCAATAGAAGCCAATTAATCTAATTATAATAAATAATAATCTAATTACTTATTATATGAACCAAATAACCGAAAGCTATTTAGCCAATCTTATAAAGGATTTACACAACGCCGAGAATGAACTTTTTGCACCGCAAAATAGCCACGCCAACCCTCTAATGCAGGACGACAAACTAACAAAATTAAAACAACTGAAAGCGAAGCAAATAAGTAATTTAAAATACAACGCCCAAAAACTTAAAGAACTTTTAGAAAAAATAGATTATCAAATAAAGAACCCAAAAATAAAACCTGTTGGTATATAAATGGGCTATACGAAAGAATATATAATTGGATTTTGTGAGTTCTGGTTTGCCGTAATTGGTGTTTTTATTATTCTGCATATTTTACCTACTAATGGTTTGGGGTCTTGTCGTCATTTGCGAGGAATAGGCGATAATATCGGCTAAAACCTATTTTTTTATTCGTCTGCATTTTTTAACCATATTATATCACGCTCCAACCCCCATTTCCAACAATAATAAAAGCAGTCAAAATTACACGCCTGTTTTTGGTCTGCAACTTTTACGCCATCAACTAATTTCTCAAACTGAATGCGTTTTCTTGGAATAATAATTTGGATAGGGTCTTCTGCATCACAAAACAGCTTTCTAAAATATTGAGTATTAATTTTAGACGACGGCATTATAAGAATAAAAGGTTTATTTAACTCTTTTAATCGTGCTAATACTTCCGGTATTCTTGTAAAAGGCGGATTGGATACAACAATATCTCCTTTATCATTTGCAAAGAAGTCTATCTCTTCGTGAATAACATTAAACCCTAATTTGGTTAAATGAGTTCCGCTCTCGCCGTTGCCGTAAAATGCCTCCCAAATCACTTTATCCTTTGGGATAAATTGTTTAATATTATCCCACGCCGACAAAGGGGTCATATAGTCGTCGTGATTAGTAAATGTTTTAGTGTGAAATCCAGCCATTCTCTATATATATATGTATAGATAAGTCTTTAAGTCTTTTTTTACAATCAATTTTTTTTAGAAATAATAATCTTTAAAAAAAATTGATTTAAAGACTTCTCTATACTATATAGTATAAGAGAAGAATGACCGAAATAATAAACCGCTTACCTAATGAACTCGCCAATATTATTTATTCGTATGTTGGTATGCACCCAGTAGCTAAAATTATAGACGCTAAACTTAATGAGGATTTTGAAGAGTTCTGTATTAAATGTAAGATTTATCTTGCAGGAGAAGAAGAAAAGTTTGAATATTGGGGTAGGGATTGGAATTGCTATGACGGCAAATGTGAATACTGCTATGCAGAAGAGTTTGGAACAGAAATATTTACTTGCGTTGAATGTTGTGAGAAAAGTTTTGAATGCGGAACAAATTATACTAACACAGAAAACGGCTTATATTGTACGAATTGTTATAGTAGTAATTGTTGCGTAGAATGCGGTGAGTTCTGTTGTGAAGAATGGTTTATAGAACACGATAATACATGCGAGGCGTGTATGGAAGAAGCAGAGGAAGTTGCAGAAGAATAAATAGGTAAGCGGAAAATAAATAATAAATTAAAAAGACTTAAAGGCTTCTCTATACTATATAGTATAAGAGAAGAATGACCGAAATAATAAACCGCTTAC